TGTTACCCAAATCTTTTATTTTCTGAATGAAAGCTAATTTAGCGGCTTCTGCGGAATTTTGGGATTTCTCTTTTTCAAACAAGAGATTTAGTTTCTGTTTGAGGTCAGATAACTTTTCTTCGTCACCTTTTACCATTTGCTTAAATCTTTCAATGGATATAACACCATCGAGCCGGTCTTGATACATTTGTTCATACCTACTGTTGATTTTAGCCATTTGGTTTTGAATTTGTTTTATCTGTTCTCCTATATTATTCTCTTGCCCAAATTCAGAATAAACTTCTTCCATAATCTGAGATTCAAATTCATCAGATTTGACGGCATTAACAACTTCTTGAATTTTCAATAAGACTGTTTCATATATATCATTATACAATGTGTAATGCGGAGTACATATATGCTTTCCTTTCTTTTTGTAGGTTTCGCATATATAATATGGTTTCTCTTTTTTATTTGACGATAAACCTAAAACCTTCCCACATTTGTCACATCGAATCAGTCCGGCAAAAATATTATCAAAAGTTGAAACTCCTTCTCTTTTTCTTTCTTTTATTCTTGCATGAGCGTCGTCCCATAATTCTTGTGTTATTATCGGAGGAAACATATCTTCAACTACTATCCAATCTTCCCTGTCCTTTTTTATAACTCTCTTGTTTTTGAAGGACATAACGGAACGTTTACCGCTTACTAATTTCCCAAGATAGGTTTCATTATTTATGATTGCTCTTACAGACCCCAAATTCCAATCGTATGGATTTTTATTGCATTTCCTATTTGAATATTGTGCCTGATATGCAGAAGGTGTCATGATTTTTTCTGAACTAAACTGCTTTGCGACCTTTGTAAAACCATATCCGTGATAGGCAATCAAGTTAAATATTCTTTGAACAATCGGAGCTGCTTCTTCATCAATTCTTAGAACGTGTTTGTCTTTTTCACTCTTTCTATAACCAAATGGCGCTTGCGCTCCGATAAATTCACCTCTTGAAGCTTTTGCCTTGAATGCTTGTCTAACCTTTTTTGATGTGTCTGCCGGATAAAATTGGTTGAATAAGTTACGCATTGGAACAACAAAATCTAAATCTTGCATTTTGTATTCACTATCATAATCATCACCGATAGCAACAAAACGAATATTTCTGTCTGGGAAATACTTTTCGATATAATTATCTGTTTCAATGTGTTCCCTGCCGAGCCTTGATAAATCCTTGACAATAATCATATTAAATTGTTTATTTTCGCAATCTCTTAACAACTGTTGAAATGCTGGGCGTTTGAAGTTAGTCCCTGTATATCCATCATCAGTATATATCTTATAGATAGCAATACCATTATTTTTGCAATAATCTTCAAGTATTTTCTTTTGCGTTTCGATGGAAACACTTGTTCCTTCCTGCAAATCCTCGGAACTCAACCGCGCGTAGAGAGCAGCTATATATGTCTTTTGCCCTAAATAATTCATAAAGTTCCTTTCCGAGCAAAATGGTTGACACTACCTTTATTATATTATATAAATCCGGCAGAGTCAACCATTAGTTATATTATTTATCTTGTTCTTGTAATTTTGTTTTAATATATTTTACATACAAATCTTTGATGTTCTTGTCGCCAAAAGCAACCGTACATTTGATTTTAACTTTTTTCTCCATAGTATTTCCTCTATCGGTCAAATGGATTTCTTAATTCACTCCGCCATATCATTATATCTTTGTTCTTTTCTGCTTCTTCCTCTGTATCAAATACTCTTAATTTTAGGCTTTTAGCACTTGAAAGTGTTAAGTCATTTTGTGGGTAATTTGATTTGATGTTTGTAAAGCTATAATAGAATTTACGTTTTTGAGTTATTTTATATAACCTCATTTTTATGATTTGATTCGTAGCAGAATCCAGCGGCATAATTACATAATATGTATTTCCAACAGTCAATTCATCTTTCATATGGTTTTTGATGATACCAAGAGCGTCAGAGAGTCCGGCAACATAATGCTCTTGGCAGTCATCTTTAATTCCAGCCATTTCAAGTTGAATTTTTTCTTGCAATTCGTTTATGGCAGAGTTAATACAATTAGTTTGCACCAGTGCTTCCGAAACCGCCACGGTCTACAGCGTCAAGAGTGTCCATTTCTTCAAACTCAACGGTCGGTTGTCTTTTCACGATTCTAAATTGACAAATTCTGTCGTTCTTATTGATAACAGTATCACGTACAGCAAGCGCAGGAAAACGCCAAATATCATTCGTGCCGCTATATGAATTATCAATAATACCCATTGAGTTGGTTTGTAAAACTCCCCATTTCTTAAATGTTGAACTGCGTGGTACAACGTGCGCTTCGTAGCCGTCAGGAAGTTTCATAGATACTCCAAGACTGATAAGTGCAAAATCTCCTTTATGTAATAAGACTGTTTCTGCCGCGCGGAGGTCAATCCAATCTCCAACGGCAATTTCTTTAATTTTGTCAATTTCGTTTGTATGATATTTAATTTTAATTGTTTCCATCATTTATACCATTTTTAACCTTTCTAATTCATATCTGATGTTTTTGATTTTGTTTGCTATAAAATTACACGTTTCGGAAAGCTTGCCAATTTCACAATCCGGCAATTCTTGAACCATTTCTTGCACACCTATTAAGTTATCCTTAATATCGTTTATTGGTTTATCTATGCTTTCATTTGGAGCAGTTAAAGTTAATGCTTTTACTTCTGTAGTAGAGTTTGTTTGTTCTTTAATGAAGCTTAACAATACGTTAATTGCTTCATCAACGATAAGACCATTTGGAAATGTATTTCCTTCTAACTCTGAAATTAAAACAGGGTCGGGAATTGTTGCTTTCAATTCTGTTCTTGCTTTATTTTGGATAATAGCCTTTGTGATACGATTTGTAACCAAAATCGGCGCTTTCGTAATTTCACTTAAATAAATTGCTCTTGATGTTTTACCATAACCTCTCGGCAAATTAATAATCAACATATCTTATCTCCTTATGATTTTAATAACGATTCTAAAGAATCAATTTGCAATTCTGTTTGTTTATCATCAGAAAGTAAACTATTGAGTTGCTTTTCAATGTTTGTTAATTCGCGCTTTTTATCTCTGTATTTAATAGATTCTATCTTTTCTGAAATATCACAAGCCCAATCAACAAGACTAAAACCAGAAATCTTAATTTCCTCTGCCGGAATTTTAAGTGAGTCTGCGGATAGAATGAGTGAATGAACCTTAACAAGCAAATAATTTAAGTTTTCTGTTGAAACATTGAGGTTATATGTTTCTCCATCCAACTGCAAAATACAAGTTGTTCTCGGAACAAATCGGTGGTGCATATTATTTAATTCTTCGCGTTTCTTTTCGATAACTTTCTTTAATTCAATAATTCTTTCATCATTCTTCGTAGCCATAATTATACCCCTTTATTTTTATTTCTCCATTCTGTAAATAGTGTTTTACAAAGCAAGGTTTAAGATTATCATAAGCCTCTTTTATAGTGTTAAAGTTTATACCATTGTGATAAAATATAGATTTTTCTTTATTATATCGTAAATATACATATTCTTCTATTCCAAACCTATCATTATAAGTAGATACGTTCAAACCATTGTTTGTTGCGTTATTCTGTAATTTATTACATTGCTGTTCAAATATATCAAATGGAATATAAATCAATTTACTTTCGGAATACTTTATCGGAGAAAATGTTTCCAGTTTAATCATTTTCTCATACAATTCAGAATATTTATCTTGATGATTAGATTCTGCTCTAAAAAAGCGTTTGCTGACGCTTTTAGTTGAGAATATATCATAATATTGTTCACCATATGATGTATATATTTCCGCGAACCAATAATATCTACCCATATTCTTATATCTAAAACGATATGTTTTAGGAAAATATGATATATCAGTTTGCCAACTATCATCTAATGGATATTCCCAACCGACATCTTCATATCTTAGATTATAAAATGAACCAACACGCTTTTGTATAAGATGATTTTCTTCCTTTTTATAGTAATCATATCTACCTAAATAAATATATTCTATATCATTGCGACTTTTGTAAGTTGCGCCAACAACCAATTCGCTACCTTTTACAAATAAATTGTCTTGTATAGCTTTGCTTTTGGCGATAAATTTTTGATAATCAGGTGAATCAACAGGAACGAGAATTAAATCTTTTCCAGAAAATCCATAAACAAATTCGCCCTCTAATCCTTTTCCTTTAATGCTGCTACAACATTCCAAAATCCAAAGAAGATTCTCTATTGTTATTTCAAATTCAAATCCTCGTGGGTCATATATTCTTGAATAAGTTTGACGGAAATTCCAATCACTTTTATAACCGCCAACTTTTTTGTTTAGAACAAATCCCTCTGTTGGAACATTTTCATATTCATTATTTGGAATGTTCTTATCTCGCCAATTCTGCCAAGATGTTTCTTTTCTCAGTTTACCGCGTTCATCATAATAAATTACGTAAGCTAATTTGCCGGTGTATGTTCCTTCGCGGTTTTGATAACCTACATTTATTTTGTTTGGTATGAAAATTGACATATTTACCTCGTATATAAAACAATGCTTTTATTTTTAATGGTTTTCTTTACATCAATCAATCTTTGATTACTACTGCCGCGAAATGCTAAAGTTGTATCTCTCAATTCCTCTCTAAATTCGCCATCAACAACAACATCACAGTATGTTAATACATTATATTTGAACATATCATAACGATTTTTGGGATTAGAAAATACAAAATCATTATATTCAAGATTTAATCCAGTATATAGCCAAATGTCTTTTGTTGGTTCAAATGCTTTAACATTAGAAATTATAGAAAATACAGTAGATAAATTGTTATTCTCTAATGGGTGTCCTCCGGAAATTGTTAAGCCATTGATGTATGGTTTGGATAAACAATTCATTAATTCTTTCATTGCATTTTCGTCAAATGGTTTTCCAGCATTAAAATTCCACGATTCAGGGTTGTGGCAGCCCTTACAATGTAAAGAGCAACCACTAACCCATAATACAGTTCTTATACCGACACCATTAGCGACAGAAGTTTTTTCTATGCTTAAATAATTCATATCAACCGTTAAAATGCTTTACACGCATTTCCACTTCTTCTTGCTTTCCCTCATTAAATGCGGTTTTATAATCTCCTGTGAGATAACCTGTAACTCTGCGTAATCTACGAATTTCATCACAACCGCACATAGGACATACTTCTTTGATTTCATCTGTATATCCGCAATCAACACACATATCGTTTGGGACATTTACAGCGAAATAAGGGACATCCTTATCCATTGCATAATTAACAATCTGTTCCAAAGCCTCAAGGTTGTTCTTAATACCAGCATTGATTTCAACATATGTAATGCAACCGGCACTTGAATAACCCGTAAGCTGAGATTCAATGTCAATCTTCTCAAATGGGTCAATTTCTTTCCATACTGGAACGTGAATTGAATTTGTGAAGAATTTTTTATCGGAAACGTTCGGGATTTCACCATATTTTTCCTTGAAACGTGTCATGGCGGTAAAACAAAGATTTTCTGCGGGAGTGTAATAAACACCGAAATTTAATTTATATTCTTTCTTAAATTCCGCACATCTGTCTTTGAACAACTGCTCAATTCTCTTTGCAACCTTCATTCCTCTTTTCTCTGTTTGGTCGCAACCAACGAGAATTTGCAAAGTTTCTGCTAATCCAAGCTGACCGATTGCAAGCGTTCCATGTTTTAATGCCGAAACAATATCTTTTCCATCGTAGCCCTTCATTACGTTGTTTTCATACATGAATTTAGCAGATTCGGCGGGTTGAGAGGAAATATATTTGAATCGTTCAATTAACATATCTTTTGCTTCGTGGATTTTATCATCAAGATAATCAATAAAAGCGTCGATTAAAACTTCTTCTCCATTGTCGCCTGAAATATAACCGTATTTTTCCCCCGTTTCTTTTACCATCATTGCAATGGTAGGAAGAATGATTGTTACCGGACAGATGTTACCGCGACCATCTTTCAGTTGCCCAAAACCATTGATGTCAAAACCATTAGCCGTACGGCAACCCATTGTGCTAAAATATGTTTGTGGGTCATTGCGGTCATATCCATTGTTGCCGCTCCAATCAACATTGGCATAGTTCGGATATAGTCTTAAAGATGTTGATTTTAACGCCAATTTGAATAAATCATAATTGGGGTCGCCCGGTTTACGGTTCACACCCTTCATACATTGGAAAATGCCGCAAGGAAAGATTGATGTTTTATGTAACTTGCCGATTCCTTTAATTGACGTTTCGATTAGACATCTTGTTACTAATCTACCCTCTGTTACTGTAGAAGTACCATAGTTTATTGAAGTGAACGGCAACTGATTTCCAGAGCGAGATTGCAATGTATTTAGATTGTGATACATTCCCTCTACTGCCTGTTTGGTTTCAATAATGGTATCGTAAAGAGCACTCTGATAATACTTTCTATTTAATGATTTGTTATCAAGAGTATAATCTTCCTCAGTTGTGTTTGTAATTTCAAAAAATTCTGATTTATGAGAATCTACCCAATCTTCAAATTTATTGCGGGTTATAGTATGACCTTCGATTTCTTCTGAATAATCTTCAAAAATCATATTTAGCAAATCCAACTTAGTGAAATCTTCATTATCTTTCAGCCAAGCAGTAATATAATGTTTCAAAAAGCTTTTTCTAATATACGGAATCATTGTCCAATCAAGGTGCGTAGCGGAAACTCCGCCAAATTGTTGCAAACTTTGTAGTTGGAAAATAACAGCGACAAGTTGGAAAGCAGTTCCGACAGATTGTGCTGGTCTTACGTCGGTTTGTCTTGTGTTGAAACCGCCGGCAAGTAATTCATCAAATGGAATTGATAAACAGTTATGGTCGCCTACCGCATAATGGTCTAAGTCGTGTATGTAAATAATGTTATCTAAGTGGTTATTTTTCGCCATTTCAGACATACAATTATTTAAGGCATAATTCTTGGTAACTACGCTTGTTACCGCGCCCATACGACCACCAAATGAGTTTTCGTCAACATTTGCATTTTGGTTCTCTACATTTCTTGCGAAAAGTTTATCTGAAATCGCTTTTGAAAGTGCGCTATTCTTTTCGCGGATTCTTGTGCGGTCATTCCGATAAATGATATAGACTTTAGCTACATCTTTGCGCGAGCTTTTCATCAATTTGCGTTCGACCATATCTTGGATTTCTTCAACTGATAAAATATCCTGTTTGCTTTTTGATATTTCATCAGCCATCAATTCAATATCAATTTTTGCGTGGTCGCTTACTTCTCCATCGACTTCTTTATAAGCTCTTGAAACTGCTGAAATAATTTTATCTTTATTAAATTCAACAATTCGCCCATCTCTTTTTTGTACTTTCATTCAATTCCTCCCACTATATCAATAAATATTTACATATAAATTTAGCTGCTTCTTCAACATTGTCTACTCTATAGAAAACACCAGATTTAATCCACGGATGATTTGTATTTGGTTTTCCAATACCTATTGTTGTGATATGCTTACCGCTCATTCTGTTGACTGCATGAATAACGCCCAATTCTATATGTGTTCCTATGCTGTCTTTAATTGTGCTCAAATCTATAACAACAATATCACTGTCAATAATCTGGTTAATTTCCCATTCTTTTGCCGTTTTTGGGTCTGGAAAATCATAATCAAAAAATTCTGGCGGGTGAATAAACTTCACTTTTTTCTCAGTTAGTCCAAATACTAAATTTTCTAAATTAAGTCGCCATTCCATTTGTTCATTGTAAGTTAATCCGCCCATTTTGCCGGAAGTAAAAACTTTGTATTCTTTCATGCTTAATTTTCCTCAAAACACGAAATAGTGAATTTTTCTGCTTGTTTAGCCAAATCATTCAAATCACCATCATTATTGATTTCAATATCGTATTGATAATCAAAAACTCCATTATCAGCCATATTTGATGTGATATGCGGAATACTATCCCGTCTTACCAAAATTGTTTTGGCATTAAATGCTTGTTTTGCTCTTTCTATTTCTTTAGGCTCTCTGATATGCAGGAATAAAATTTTTATATCCCCTGATTGATTGAAAAGATTCGCCATATATTGCATACTGCTGAATGGCGCGTCATTATATTCTGTCATCAATACTTTCAAGTCCGATAGAAACTTTCTATCTTTTTCTGTTTTGCCGCCATTCCAACCAATAGATTTTGCAATGTTTTTCACACAGTCTATTGATGAATAGTTTAGTAATGTGTAACCATATAATCTGTATAATGATTTGGCGACAAGTTCAACAAATGTATCTTTCCCGACACCACCAGAGCCGTTAATAATAAATATTTGCTTTTCCATTCTTAATCCTCTATATCATAATCAATATCTGATATGCCAATATCCAAATACTCTGCTTTTTGCTCTAAATCCAAATCTTCAAAAAATGAATCTAAACATTCATTCATGTCATCGTCTAATGCCATAATTTTTTCAGCTTGTGATTTTTCTTCCCATTCTTCGTTAATCATCTGTTCAAGGCATTCTTCGCAATAATCCGTTCCGTCAACGTTATATTTAGCGTCGTCGTTGCCGCAGACATCACAACTATCTACGGCAACACGATAATAGCGGCAAGAAAGACCAATACATGGCAAATCACAGCCTACGCAATCACTTTCATATCTTCTGCTCATTTCTTTTCCTTCTCCCACAACTGCGCTTCTCAGGGCAATATCCTAAAACATCACATTTTGGCTTCATAATCATTGGAATCAACGTATTCCATTCAGGGGAATATTTAGAGAGAGCACCAATATAATCATTGAACATCTGTCTATATTCCCAATAAGCACGCGAACACATTCTCTGCCGCGACATATCCATAATATTGCGCACATTACGCTTGTCTACGATTTTAGTTGTCATTCCGAGAGGAAGTAATAACGCAATGTCCTCTCTTGGTACATTTAATTTTTCGAGTTTCTTTGCTGCGTTCTGAATATCGACCATAGCCTTTTCATAAACTTCCTCTGCCGGAATCTCATTTTGTATTGTTTTTGGTATTATGTAATCGAAATCGTTATAATCAATATATCTCGTGCTTGCCTGTAATCTCGTTGGTGCTCCGCCAAGATGTGTGTACCACTCCCTAATTACTCTTGCTGAATAACCATCAATTACCGTTTCTACGTTTACGTATTCCATTACTCTGCCGTGATTGCTTTTGATACAATCAAGTCCGCGCTCAAAATTCTTTTTTTCGTCTGAAACATCAGCACCCCAACAAATTCCGGCTCTACGTCCCATTAAAGATATTGGGTCTTTTGTTGTTTCAGGTAAAATAGTTATTTTTCCCATAATTTACGCCTTTCTTTGCATTTTTTAGTATTATATTGCTGTTATTTGCTTATTATTTGTACTATATTGCTCATATTGTGTCTATAAAACCACAGTTTGATTGACACTCAATTTTTTAGTTCAACAAGGTATTTAATTGTGCATTGTTCTTCTTTATAAACGATAATTTCATCATTTCGCAGCATACTGCCAGCGTGAGCGTGCAAACAATTAGCTCCTGGGCAATTCTTTTGAAGCTTATCATAATCAAAACTATGATATTTAGAATCGAAAGAATAAACATCATAGGGCTTACCATAGGCAACATTCATTAATGCCATAAATCCAGAATTTGAATTTCCATTTGCCCAATAACTTCCGGATAGACTTGTGTAACCAAGTGATTTACGTGCTTTGGGCGCATAATAAATTCCAAAGCCAAACATTTTTCCTGTAATTACTGCATTTGTAGGTCTTAACAATAAGCCGCTCTGAATGATTGACCACCAATTTTCGTTGCGGCTGCCGTGGAATAACAAGCGTACATCTTGAATGTTATTGTCTTTGACGAAACTATCAAACCTTGCTTGAGTCTTAATATTTTTAACTTTCCAAGCCTTATTGAACTTGTCAGCGCAGCTTCCGAGTGCTACTTTGATTGTTGCAATATCATCTTTTGAACATTCTTCAAATTCAAGTCCAAGGGTTTCAAGAATAGTCTTATCAATAGTTTCTGTGTTATTTTCTTCTGCATTATCAATAACTTGTTTTTGCACGATTTGACCTTTCATTACATCAAGAAGGTCTTGCTCACGATGAATAATCTTATTGAAATCGTCTGTCTTATTTGCTATGTAACTGCTAACAGAACCCATTTTTCGCGGGATTGTCGTGAACAGTTTTACAAGTTCATCATTAAATTGTTTCAAATCGGTGATGGCAAGCAACCCATTGATTATGCTTTGCGCTTCATCTACCATTGCTTGTGTTACTTTATTTGAAGATACTGTATAATTCTCGCTAATAGCTTTACGAGCCATGTTTTGAAGGCGCTCAACAATATCAGCAATTACTAAATTATCAATCGCTTTATATGGCGATTTTACTTTTGGTTTTTCTATAGAAATTAAATCTTGCACAAGGTCAGTTTGGTTAACATATCCCTTTTTGATTTTCTCATTGTATTTCTTTTCCCATAAGTATTTACTATATGTGCGGGACTGAGTACCGCCACCAATACGACCATACTCAGCCAACCACATATCGCCCTGCGGTGTCATTCGATAATATTTATTATTGTTTGCGCCGGCAGTAACCATCACCAGATATTTCGGTGCATAGTCAATCATAGATAGCAAATTAAAATTTCAACATCTGTATCATCAAAAACATCTTCAATGACATCTTTAACACGATTCCATTCAAGCTTATCTAATCCGCAACCAATGAGCGGCATGGCGAGTTTTGTAATTCCAAAGTCCTCCATTTGTTCTTTCATATTGATTAGAGTGTCATACAAATCGTCATATGTTGGCTTATGGAAACAACGCGCCTTAGTAACGAGATTGAAAACATTATCTACAAGCAATGCCCTACCTACATTTGCGTATTTTTCACCATCTGGGATTGCATAGTCCCTATGCAGTTTGAATCTCATGTTATAAACTTTATCGAATTTCTTCGCAATTCCCGCGCCCAGTGCATAGTCACCACTAATGCAATGTGCGAGGTAATATCCTTGTGGGACTGAAAATAAATCTTGCTGTATTTCGTTATATGTCATTTCTTATCCTCCATTTTTTTAATTAATTCAATTATTTCTTGTGCAATTTCAGTATAACTTTTTGCACATCCATCTTTACGTTTATATTCGATTCCGTAATCATCGAGCAATTTTTTGATTTCATTACTAATTTCGTTAGATTCTTCTTCTGTTTGAAATCTACCATTCTGATTGTATTCTTTAACTCTCGTCAAGTAATAATTCAGATTGTTATAAGAATTAAAAACATCTAATACGTAATTATTGAAATTAGTTCTTGAAATTGCGGATTGGTTATATTGAATGGATAGCAATAATGGTGAATCGGTAACAATTACATTTACTTTGCTTACACATCTCGACAATCTAAATGATTGTTTTCCGAAAATATATGCTTGATTTTCAAATACAGCCGTATTGCCTTCCCATAACTTATCTTTAGCAAATTCTGTTACAAGTTCAGCATCAATACCGTGCATTTTTAGTATTGCGAAAATATATGCCGCGCCTGTACTCTTTCCTGCTCCTGGTGCTCCAAATAAATTAACAACCATCGTATTCATTTTTATAAATTCTCAACTTTCTGATATTTCATTATCCACAACTCTTTTGTTCCGGGAATATCCTCCCATTTACCATCGGCATTTTTTCTCACTTTTGGTTTTTTCTTTGTAGAAATAACCTTCGCAATATCACCCTTGTCTAATGGGTTTGAATTGAATGTTCTTTTATCTATTTTGCAATCAAGTGTTGTTCCGTTTTTTAATGAATATAGTTTGAGCTTTGGAGAAAACTTTTTATCAACGGAAAGTACCGCCGCCATTCCGCTATAACGTCCATCTGCAATAGTTATATATCCAAGATAATCAATCTGAGATTTAATTCGTTCCGATAATTTTCTCGGAGCATAAACAACTTCTGGCTTTACATTTTTGGCATATGAATAAAAATTTACTTCTGTAAACATTTTTGGGCTTTCTTTTTCAGCAAATTTACCGATGGTTTCTAATGATACGCCGAAATTTGATAAAACCTCTTTTTTGAATTGTTTTTTACCATAAAATTTATCAAAGAAATCATATTGAGCTATAAGATAATTTGTATCTCCAAATTCTGCAAAAAAGTCTAATTCAATCAGTATCATCAACTGTCTGGCATTGACTGATGTTTTTTCTTTTAGGTCAAAAAGCAACTCTAAGAAAGAAAGATACTTGTTGTCGCGTAATTCATAAATTTCATCTGCGACTTTCGCATTCATATTTTTTATACTCTGGATTCCTTTGTATATGCTGTTATCTTCTCGTGATAAAGTATAATTACCTTTTGAATATCTAAACTGAATTGGTTTTAACTTGATATTAAACCACGATAATTCATTTGTTAGTTTTAATGTTCTATCAGAATCATCACCGTAATAATTAAGCGCCACCGTATAGTATTCGAGCGGATAATGAGATTTCAAATATGCGCCATACAAACTATCGTAGGCATATGATAGGGAGTGACTTGCATTAAAACTGTATTTAGCAGCATTTTGAACTACTTGCCAAGTTTCATCGAATCCGTTTGATGTGTTTAATCTTGCTTTCCAACCTTTTAGGAGTTTGGTTTTTAATTCCGCAAGCTCGGCTTCTTTGAATTTCTTCTTAGCAATCTTTTTGATAATATCGTAAGAGCCTGTTTCAGCAATTCCGAGCCAAATTAAATAGCGCATAATCAACTCTTGATAAATCATTCTATGCTTGCCTTCAACAAGAATATCATCGAGTTCTTTAACGCCAGT